TTGTATTATTACCACCAGCCCCAAACCTTAAATCACCTTCACTTCTTAAACCAAATGAATCGTTACCAGCACCAGTTGGGAGAAAGTCAGTAGCATCGCCAAAATAACCAAGTATTCCTTGAGCAGTATCAGTAAATTGTATTACTGGTGTTGCATGATTAATATGCAAAACATGGTTTGGAGACGATGTTCCAATACCCAGCTTTCCGTTTTTTATATAATTATCGGTTGTTCCAGAGGTTAGTAAAACTTGCGTAGTTCCACTATCATCAGTTAATGCTAAAAATCCATCATGCGTTGAACTTGTTGAATGTCCAAGTTCTACAGAATTTTGACCTCCATCTTCTATTACTAAAATTCTTTCATTAGAGCCAACTACCCTTAAGCTACCATCGTTAATGTGCAGTTTACTTGCTGGTGAAGTTGTTCCAATACCCATTTCGCCAGTATCAGTCATTACAACTCTAGTTGCACCATGATAAAAAACTAAATCACCAGTAGTTCCAAAGGCTTCACTTGCATTGTCAAATATTTGCCAACCACCACCTAAAAATAAACCATTATCACTTCCATCGTTTGCAAGTGTAAGTCTTGATTGCATTGTAACTTGTCCAGAGCTGTCTATTCTCATGGCTTCTGTAATATTATCGCTAATTCTTGTTTTAAATATTAAAGCACCTTTAGTTGCCCCCCCATCCCTATCAGCAGAAATACTTGCTCTTGCAGTTATCCCATCGCCTTGATGACTTTGAAAGCTAATAGCTGGAACATGGCTTTCGGCAGTAGATGATGTTCCTAATGCTCTTAATTTTATTCCTACATCATTACCCCCACTTTTGCTAAAAACTTCAAGCTCTTCATCTGGACTTGAACTATTTATACCAACGTTTCCAGCTGGTAAAAGATTTAAAATACCACCATCTGATACTTCATGACCACTTACATTTGAAGCAAACATTAAAGAATTTGTTGAAGATTCTCCTTCAAACGATAAGTCCCATCTTTTATTGCCATCTTCTTGAACAGTTAACACATCATATCTACCACTACTAGCTCCATTGGTAATTAATGCATCACCATTATCTGATACAGAACCTATTGTTATAGTTCCACCAAATAAACCATTTCCAGCAACATCAGCATTGCCCTGTAAATACAAATCTTTCCACCTGGTTCCACTTGTTCCTAAATCTCTTGTATTACCAGCATCTACTTTAGCATCAGCACTAAACATTACTTTGTCTGATGTTATTCTAAGTTTTTCAGTACCACTATGACTAAAAGTAAAGTTGCCTGTACTATTGTTTATATCTGAACCATTTACTGTTATATTATCAACTGTAAGTGTAGTAATACCATCAATAGTTCCAGAATCTATATTTACATTTGTTATTGCTTGATTGTTTGCATCTAAAGCACCAGCTAATTGTGAAATAGTTACTGATCCAATGGTACCACCATTAATAGCATCACCAGATATTTGATCATTTGCAAGTGTTAATGTACCACCTGAAACATTTAAAGTTTTTCCTGTACCTACTGTAATATCAGATGTTGCTATTGTAGTTCCATCAATATTACCACCATCTATATTTACTGTAGCAGCTTCTAGATTTGCAACTAATGTAGCAACTGTATATCCTGCATGGCTTGTATTGATAGTATTAGTTGTAGATAGATCTTCTTGTGAATCTATAAATAATTTAAACTTACCACTATCATTAGCATCTCTAAATAAACCTGCATATTTATCTGTACCACCTGCATCGTATAGTCCTACAAAACCTATATCAACTACATCAGAAGAATTATTATCTCTACCAAGCTGTATTAAACTATCATCAACTTGTAGATTTGTTGTATTTACATTTGTTAAAGTACCTGCAATAGTCAGGTTACCTGATATTTCAACTTCACTTGTAGATACTTTTAATACTGTTGCTGTACCATCACCATCATATAATGCTTTTGCAGTACCAGTTACACCACCATCAACGTGGATAATTTGTGGATAAGTTTGTGATATCTTATTGCCAGTCAAACTTGTAGGCATTATAAATCCTCCCAGTTCTGAGTTTGATCTTCCCATTTAAGATTTGATTGCTCAAATATCTTATCATAAATGGTGCTTAAAAAATTTGCATATTTGCGAAATATTGTTATCATGCTTTCAATGCAATCATATTTGTTGCAGTAGTATTAGTTGCTTTTACATGAGTTACTTGTATCGGAAGTAATTGTCCACTTGCTACATTCTTAAATGTAAAATCACTACCACTTGTTGCAAGAGTTACCACTACATCCCCACCTACTCCTACATACAATGATTGATATGTAGATCCTAATGCTTGATCAGAGCCTCCATTAACTGCAGTTATAATTAATCCTGTACCATATAGCATTTTATCTATGCTATCATTAGATGTTTTAACAAACCCATTTGAATTAACTTGCAATGGGCCTACATCACCGTCAGTAATAGTTTGTGGTGTCGATTGATATAAACCACCTACAAGTGTATGCTTTGATACATTATCAGTCCAATCGCCATCATCAACATATACTGATTCTGAATTTGCTACAAATGTAACTCCTGTAGCATCTACAATATCTACCTGTAAGGAAGTATTGCTGCTATTGTAGACTTTATTAAGTATTTCTCTTTCTAAAAATGTTAAGTTTCCCATAGTCTTATCCTGTTACCACATAGCAAAATTTATCGCCACTAGCACCTTGTCCTTCTATATGCACATGGGTAGCTCCATTTGGTATATAGAATTTTTGCATTTTGCCTGCTTCTATTCTTAATGAGTTATTACCATTAGAATCTCCTGATGTTGTATCAAATCCAATAGAGCTTAGCTCATCTGGATATACATACAATATAGTATGACCTGTTGGTATTGCTATATTTATTTCATCGTTAGTGCCACTACTGCAAGTCTGTCCTCTAGTTGCTTCAGTCCAAGCAGAAGCATATTCAGAGTTCAATGCTTGAGCACCAGCGAACTTTAATAGGTTCTTTTGAACTGACATTATGTTGCCTCCGTATAATCGGTTAATTCAACCATAGTAGTGGCTGATGTTATTATTTCTGTAAATGTTGCAGAGACTGTATTCACTAGCTCAGTTGTAGACTTACTATAGGAGGACACTTCCGATATTGATGCACTAGCAATCTGATCTTCTGTGTAAGAGGGTTTAGTCAATACAATCTCTGTCATACTTCGTCTTTATCTCTAGTAGAGTAAACAGTAGGTTCAAAGCCTTGTCCTTTTATAACAATCTTTTCCATTCTACCTGTATTAGCGTATCTTTTACCTTCTCTTACTCCTTTTTCAAATTGATCTTGCCAATACTGTGCTGCTGCTAAAGATTCTATATTTAATTCATATCCTCTTTGTATAGCTTTAGCAACTACAGTATGCTGAAATTCTTCTGGTAAATCTGGAGTTTCATTGTATCCAGTTGTAGTATTAGCTGCTCCAGAATCAGTATTTATAAATAGATTAGGTTTTTTAATTGCAAATATAGTTACAGTCTTTGCTTCACTTGGAGATGTATATGTATTCTCTCCAGAAGATACAGATCTTTTAACTATAGCTATAGCATCTCTATCTACAAAGTATGCAAATGTTCTATTCTCATAACCCATAATTACATATTCCCTTCTCTTCTAGTTGGAAATACATAATTAGGTTTATTAGTAGCAACCACATTAACAAATCTTGTAGCTACTTCATGACCTTTATCTTTATCTTCATAGGAATTAACAATGCTTCTATAAATTTGAGCAACAATCCTATCATCAACTTGAGGATTAAAATCAGAATAAAGCCATTCATTAAATGCTTTAGACTGAAGGTAGCGACCTACATCAACTGCTCCTTTTTCATCTCGCATTGCTTTTAATTCATTAAAAGTTTTATCGCTCATTTCAATAACATTTGAATCATTTTTTCTATCTCTAGTTCCCATATACAATGCACCTAACCCTGCAGCAAGACCTGCACCCATCATTTTTTTACTTATCATTATGTTAGATCCCTTATCTCTGGTTTACTACCTAGTCTAGGTATATCATATCCATCATAATCAACAGATATTATTTCTAGTATATCATCTGATAATCCATAATATCTTTGATTTGCAACTGTATCAAATTGAAATG